GCTTCAACAAGTGCAAAAATTAATGTAATAGTTGATGGCTTAAAACAAGTTCAAGCTTTAGAAAGATCTTTAAGTAATATCACTTCTTTAACAGGAAAAATAAATGGTGTTAGTAAAACATCAGGAAATGCTGCTGCTGTTGAAAAAAAAATAACAAGTTTAAAAGAAGCTCAAAGAGCTTCAATGATAAGAACTAGAAGTATTGGAGATCAGATACAGAAAGCAGAAGAACAAGGATTAAACGTAGCGAAAGCAAGAAGAGCGATAAATAGAGCAGCAAGGGCAGATGCAAAAGGAGAATTATTAATATCAAAGGAACAAGCAGATGCAGCCTTTAGAGAATTAAAAGCAGAACAAGAAATATCAAAAGAGTTAAGAAGACAAAAACAATTTAGAAACATTAGAGGAAGAAGAGGTTCTTCGGTTCCAAGACCTGCCAGACCTAATGACCGAAGTAATAAAGCAGCTTTAACTAGTGGATTGATTTCTGGAGCGTTTCCTCTTTTATTTGGACAAAACCCACTTATAAGTGCATTTGGTTTTGCTGGTGGTTTTGCAGGAACAAAACTTGGAGGCCAGAAGGGTGGTTTTGCTGGTGGTCTTGTAGCTACTGCTGTATTGCAACAAGTAGGCCAACTCGTATCAGGTATAGGTAATTTAGGTAAGGCTCTTAATCCTTTAACAGCAGATATTAATAAGTTAACAAAAGCCGTTGGTTTAGCAGGAACTGTTGAAGGAGAGAGATTACGTTTAATTGAACAATTATCAGGAAAACAAGAAGCGTTAAAAGTTGCAACGGCAACTTTAACGAGAGAAATAGGTCAAGGAGGAGTTCAAGCTTTACAAACTTTTGGAAAAGATTTTCAGGGAGTTGCTAATGAATTTAATAAATTACTTACAAATTTAGGTGCAACTATTGCAAGAATTATAAATGCAACAGGGATTATGGAGTTTTTTCAAACTTTACTTCAGGTAGCCAATCAAACATTTAAACCAGCTACTAAAAAACTTGAAGAAGAATTTGGAGTTACTTCTGAAGCTGCAAATACAATAAAACCTTTATTTACAGGTAAAACTAAAGAACAAGAACAACAAATTCAGTTTCTAGAAAATTCTTTAAGAATTGGAGAAGAAGAAGCCAAAAATAGATTAGAAATTGCTAAACATTTTGATACTATAAAACATACCTTAAAAGATATTACACAAGAAGAAAAAGAACAGTTACTGATAGAACAACAAAACCAGTTAGATAATTTAAACAGAATAGATGAATTAAAAGATCAATTAAGATTACAAACTCAAATAAAAGATGTTTTAGCAGTAGGCATGACTAATGCTATTCAAGGTTTAATTTTAGGGACGCAAACCTTAAGTCAAAGTTTGTCTAATATCGCTAAACAATTAGCTTCTATATTTCTTAATAGAGCTTTTGGTGCTTTATTTAGTAAAATTTTCTTTCCTGGGCCATCAATTCCTCTTCCTGCTGCTGCTCTTTCAGTTGCTGCACCTGTCATACCTAAAACGGCAATTCCTACTCCTTTGAATCCTGCAACTACTCTTGATTTAGGTTCAGAAACAAGATTTCCTTATCAAGTTGGTGCAGACTTTCAACTTGCAACGGGTGGATATGTAAGCAGCCCTAGTACTGCTTTAATTGGTGAAGGTGGTGAACCAGAATACGTTATCCCGTCTTCCAAGATGTCTGGAGCGATGGCTAGATATTCCGCAGGTGCCAGAGGTGGTGCTGTCATCCCAGGAGGTTCTGGTGCGTCTGGTACAGTTGCAGGTTCTTCTGGTAATACAATCGTTGAATACACTGGCCCTGTCCTTAACTTCAATGGAGATGAATACGTTCCAAAAGATTCTGTTCCTCAGATAATAAATGCTGCTGCAAAACAAGGTGCTACTTTAGGACAGTCACGCACATTAAATACTCTTAAGAACTCAAGAAGTTCAAGAGCTAAGATAGGCATATGAGTCTCACTGCTATCACTACTTTTGTAGTTATTAGAAAAAAACCTAAAGATTCCAAACCTTTTGGTGAAACTGAATTTCGTTTTCAGAATGGTAAATGTAATCCCGATAAGTTGGACGAAAGTCAAATAAAAGTAGTTTTTCCATCTCAAAATCCAGATGAAAACAATAAAGAATTTACATACAAATTCTTAAATTTTATATATCAAGGTGCTGCAAAAAATAAATCAGGAGATAATTTAGAGGCTGCTTTAATTCTTGCTAATAATCAGGTATCTATGTCTTTTGCTCAGAAAGTAATTACAGAAAAATATAGTGTTGAAGTGTTTGTATCTAAAGTAGATCCAGTAACAATGAATCCACAAGAAATATATGGCAATAACTTTTTGACAAGAGATAATTGGTTAGCAGCTTCTTTGTCTTACGATGCAGAAACTATTGAAGTTTTGTTAAGTAGTTCTATTGATGCTGTTGGTACGACTGCACCTAACAGACGTTTAACTACAAGTATTGTTGGAGCATTACCTGTAACTGGAGATATACAGAACAGATGAAGCCTGTACATCTTGTTGGCATGCCATATCGTTTAGGTGCTGATCCTGTTAAACATGGTGCTGCTGATTGTTTATCTTTAGCTAAAACTGTATTAGCCAGTTATGGTATTAAGACTCCAGAGCCTACAAAAGATTGGTATAAAAGGTTTCGTAAAAGAGAATATCAAATATTTAAAGAAGAACTTAATAAATGGGGAAACCTTACAGAAGACAGTAAGATAGGTACAGTTGGGCTATGCAAATCAAATGAAGGTTA